ATTTTGGTATGATGATTGATGGATCAAATAACGTAAGAGCGGGTTAAACTGTATAAATATATACAGTTATGGCACAAAATAATCAAGCATTTTTAAACGACTATACAAAACACGTTAAAAGCACTAGTACTAGGCAATCTAGGAAGTTTAAGGATATAGATTTAGACTTCGGTAGACATCCAATTACTAATGACGTTAATGTTGTTGAAGACGCAATAGCAATAAAAAGGTCTGTAAGAAATTTAATACAAACAAATTTCTATGAAAGACCTTTTCATCCAGAATTGGGTTGTGGTATAAGAGGATTACTTTTTGAAAATTATACTCCAGTAATGAATGTATTTTTAAAAAGAAAAATAGAAGAGGTTTTAGTTAATAATGAACCTAGAATCCAGTTAACTGGTATTGTAATAAATGGAGATGATTTTTCAAATGTTATAGCCCAAGAGGAAGGGTATGGAAGAAGTATAGCTGGTGGTAATAATATAGATAGTAATAGATTAGATGTAGAAATATTTTTTAATATTATAGGTATGCCAAGTCCACAAACAGTTTCAATGAGTTTACAAAGGTTAAGATAAGATGAGTCAACATAAACTAGAAGTATCAGAATTAGATTTTGATAGAATTAAAGTAAATCTAAAAACATTTTTACAAAGTCAAACACAATTTCAAGACTATGATTTTGAAGGGTCTGGTTTATCTATTTTATTAGATGTACTATCTTACAACACTCACTATATGTCATATATTGCAAATATGTCCACAAACGAAATGTATTTGGATAGTGCAGACATAAGAAAAAATATTGTTTCATTAGCAAAGATGTTAGGATATACTCCTACATCTCCTAGAGCACCAAGAGCTTCTATTGATGTACTTGTTAATAACGGAACTGGTTCATCTATTACAATGCAGAAGGGAACAGTTTTCACAACTACAGTTGAAGAAGTTGATTATCAATATGTGACTAATGAAGATATAACAATTTCACCAGTAAATGGAGTTTATAAATTTGAAAATGTACCTCTTTATGAAGGTACATTGATTACATTTAAATATACTAATGATGTAAATGATAGTGACCAGAAATTTGTTATACCTAGTTCTTTTGCAGATACTTCAACTTTAAAAGTTACCGTTCAAAATAGTGGAACAGATACAACGCAAAATGTTTATTCTTTAGCGGGTGGTTATAATAATGTATCAACTGATACAAAAGCATATTTTATACAAGAAGGTTCTGGAAATAAGTATGAGATTTATTTTGGTGATGGTGTCATAGGTAAAAAATTAGAAGATGGTAATATTATTATATTAGAATACATTGTAACTAATACAGTAAATTCAAATGGTGCTTCAAAATTTGCATTATCAGGAAATGTTGGTGGATTTAATAACGTAACTATAACAACTGAATCAAATTCTTCAGGCGGTGCGCTTAGAGAAACAAATCAATCAATAAAATTTAATGCACCTTTACAATATGGTGCTCAAGATAGAGCAGTCACAGCAACTGATTATGAAACAATAGTTAAATCAGTTTATCCTAATGCATTATCAGTTAGTGCGTGGGGTGGAGAAGATGATGAAACTCCACAATATGGTGTTGTAAATATTTCAATCAAAGCAAAATCAGGTACAACATTAACAGATACAACAAAGGCAGATATTGTAACTCAATTAAAACCATATAACGTTGCTTCAGTAAGACCAGTTATAAAAGATCCAGAAACAACTTCTGTATTACTTACTTCAAATGTTAAGTATGACTCAAAGGCAACAGCAAAAACAGCTGATACTATAAAGGCAGATATTATTGATAATTTAATAACTTATAATGCTACTACTTTACAAAAGTTTGATTCAATATTCAGATATTCAAAAGTTACAGGTTTAATTGATAGTACAGATGATAGTATTTTATCAAACATCACAACTGTTAAAATAAGAAAATCTTTCCAACCGATACTTTTAACATCTTCAAAATATAGTATCTATTTTAGAAATGCATTATATAATCCACACTCTGGACATATGGCAAGCACAGGCGGCATATTAAGTTCATCAGGATTTAAAGTAGATGGTAATGTTAACGAATGCTTTTTTGATGATGACGGCGCAGGTAATGTAAGATTATATTATATGTCAAGTGGAGTAAAATCTTATTTAAATTCAACGCAAGGTACAATTGATTATGGCACAGGTGCAATAACACTTAATTCAATGAACATTGCTGCTATATCAAATATTGATGGTGCAACTTCAACAGTAATTGAATTAACAGTAATACCAAGTTCAAATGATGTTGTTCCAGTTAGAGACCAAATTGTTGAAATGGATATTGCCAATTCAAAAATAACAGTTATAGCTGATAGTTTTGTAGGAGGAAGTGCTGAGGCAGGTGTGGGATACACAACTACTTCCAGTTATTAATGACAAATGGCAAAATTTAATGATAAGATTTCTACAATACTCGCTGGTCAACTACCTGAATTTATAGTTAGTGAACATCCAAAGTTTGCTGAATTTCTTAAAGTCTATTATCAATTACTAGAGTCCGCTGAGTTATCAGTAACTTCTGTTAAATCAACAGAAGGTATTTTACTAGAAACAGAAACTAATCAAGCAAATAATTTAGTTTTAAATTCTAGTGCTAAAGGTACTGCAAGAACATTATTGGATGAAGGTGATAAAATTATTTTTGAAACTTATTCTGGTACTGAATATGGAAAATTTACAAGAGGTGAAACAATTACAGGACAAACTTCTAATGCAACTGCTGTTGTATTAACAGAAGATTTAAATAGTGGACGTTTATTCATAACTGCTAACAATAAATTTATAGATGGTGAAATAGTTGTAGGTGGTAGTTCAAATGCTTATGCAACAATAGATAATTATAGACCCAATCCAGTAAATAATATTGCTGACCTAGTTGAGTTTAGAGATCCAGATAATGTAATTAGTAATTTCTTATCAAATTTTAGAGATGAGTTTCTTGCAACACTACCAGATACATTAGCAAATCAAGTTGACAAAAGAAGTCTTATAAAAAATGTTAAATCACTTTATCGTTCAAAAGGAACGAATAGAGGACACGAAATATTTTTTAGAATACTATTCAATGAAGAATCACAAACTTTTTATCCAAGAGAACAAATATTAAGAGTATCAGATGGTAAGTATGATACATTAAAAGTTTTAAGAGCACTTGCAGATATAGGAGATCCAACAGAATTAGTTGGAAGAAGAATTACTGGTACAGATAGTGGTGCTTATGCAGTTGTTGAAAATATTACCAATTTTCAAATAGGTGCAGATACAGTTTCAGAATTTATATTAAATGATGATTCTATTCAAGGCACATTTATAGTTGGTGAACAAATAATAGGAACTGCTTCAGATACAGATAACTTTTATATTAAAGCAAATATAACTGGTATTCCTGGAACAAAAACAATAACAAATGATGGTACATTAAATACTACAGGTGATGTTGTTGCAGTTACAGCAGGTGGAATTGGTGCTAGATTTAATATTGATGAAGTTGGTTCTGGTGGAATTACAGATATTGTAATTGATAGTAAAGGAGAAAATTATAAAGTAGGTGATAAATTAGTATTTAATAATACAGGAACTAATGGTAATTATGTTGATGGATTTGTAAGAGTTATTAATGGTGGTATTGCAAGTGAAACTTCTGACCAAATAGTTTTAGAAGATGGTACTAATGCAGGTGACAATTATTTCGGTAATAGTATTATGCAAGAAGCAGATACAGGTTTAGGAACAATTGAAAAAATATTTTTAACTTATGGTGGTACAGGATATACTTCTTTACCAAGTGTAACTATATCTTCAATAGCAGGTTCAGGTGGAAGTGTAAGAGCGTGGGGTGATGAAATTGGAAGAATTGTTGCATTAAAAACAATTGAGTTAGGAAAAAAATATCAAGACGCTCCAAGTCCAACATTAGGATTTTATAACAGTTGTATATTAACAGGTGCAGTAGGATCATTTACAATAAATTCATCTTGTACAACACCTAGTGGACAAGGAACAATTGTTTCATTTAACACGTCTACAAATGAATTAAGAATAAAAAATATTACAGGTGTATTTACAGAAGGTCAAACATTAGCAGCCGATTCAGGTGGTTCAGGAACTATTGCTAAAATTGATGTTGCAATAGCAACAGTTGATGTAGTTTCAATTGCAGATACAGATGGACAATTTATTAATGAAGATGGTAAACTTTCTGAAACTACAATGAGAATACAAGATAGTAAATACTATCAAGACTTTTCTTATGTGTTGAAAGTTGCTAGTTCTATTGCAGTATGGCGGGATGCATTTAAAAAGACAATGCATACAGCTGGATTTTATTTTACAGGTCAAGTAGATATTGTTTCAAAATTAGATGCTAGAGGATCACTACCAATTGTTGGTGCTGTTTCTGGTGCAGTTGAAATACCATTATTCCAAATTCTTAATACTTTATTCTCTACAATATTTGGTAGAAGATTAGGAACAGTAGATGATGGAACATCTTTAAGAGCAAAACCTATGGAAGGTGGAACAATATATTTAGCAGAAGACAAAATTGAACACTTTGCTGCTAATGAAAGGGATGTAACTTTAACAAGACAACCAACAGATATTGATTATGTTTCTAGGGTAAGAGCAGATATTGATAGGACCAACTTTAGACAAGGGCACGTATATGCTGGACCTCGTTGGGGTAATCTTAATAAATGGGCAAACACTATATTTGGTATACAAAATCCAGGAACAGGAATTACGTTTGATACGTTAGAAAATTTATTAGTATTTGGAACAAGGTCTAATTTAGATGGTAGAGGAGGAGTATTCTTAATGTCTTCTGATCCTGCAGGAAAGAAAGTTAAGATGAATCTTGCTATACCTTCACAGTTTACATATAACAGTAATGAGTTCAGTAATACAGTAGTTGACTTTAGTTCTGAAGTTCCAACTTTTGATGATACAACACCGTAAAAGATTATAAATAGTAAAGTAATTTAAGGGAAGAAATGGCCAAACAAGTAATATTCACAGGAACAGCTGCTAATGACGGAACAGGTAGTAATCTCCGTTCTGGTGGTATAATCATTAATAATAATTTTAATGAAATCTATTCAGCAATAGGTGATGGTACTAATCTAAAAGGTTATATTACTATTGAAGATACAAGTTCTACACAAAATCAAGTAAACATTGGTGAAAAATTACAGTTTATTGGTGCAAACGGTATTACAACATCCGTTGGTAATAATGAAATTCAAATTGCAATAGATGGCACAGTTCTTACAGAAACATCAACAGATACATTATTAAATAAATCAATTAATTTAAATGTAAATACTATTACAGGAACAACAGCAGATTTTAATACTGCTTTATCAGATGATGATTTTGCGACAATTGCTGGTACAGAAACCTTTACAAACAAAACTTTAACTAGTCCAATAATTAATTCACCTACAGGTGATGTGGTAACCCTAACAGGTGCTCAAACTATTACAGATAAAACTCTTACAAGTCCAATTATCAACACACCAACAGGTGATGTTGCAACTAAAGATGGAACACAAACTTTAACAAATAAAACAATAGATACTGGATCAAATTCAATTACAGGTTCTTTATTTAATGTTGCTGATGATTCATCAACAACTTCTTCCATAACACAAGGAGATGTTTTAAAAATATCTGGTGGTGATGGTATATCAACAACTACTGGAGGCGATACAATTACAGTAACAGCTACAGGAATTACAAAAGATGAATTAAGTGCTTCTGCTGGAATTTTAAATACACAATTAGCAAACAATTCATTGATATTAGGTTATACTTCAGTTGAATTAGGAACGAGTTCAACACTAGTAAATGGTTTATCAATTACTGGTTCTTCCTATATGACAATTTCAGGTCAAGGATCAGCAATAAGATTTAATCATCCAAACTTTGCTTCTTTTCCAAATTATACAACTTATTCAGGTTCACCTGCTTTAGATAACGCAACAAATAAAGTTTATATGGCAAGTTCAGGTGGTTGGATGGAGTTAATAACAGAAAACTCTAGTATTGCAAAAATATCAGATGTAAATATTGCAGGAATTGGTAATGGAGATGTTATAGCTTGGAATGCTACAACTACAAGATTTGAACCTGCCGCTAGTTCAGGTACTCCAGTTTTATCAATTGCTGATGATTCATCAACAGTAGATACAATTGCTTTAGGTTCGCAAGTTTTACAATTCTTTGGTGGAACAGGAATTAATACTGTTATAGATACTGCTGCTGATTCGGTAACAATTTCAAGTATAGGTCCAGTTCCAGGAACTAATTACAATCACGATTATGCTGGTATAAATGATTTAGGATATATAGGATATCGTTCACCAGATAATACAATTTCAAAAACATTAACAATTACAGTTGCTGCTAAAGCAAGTGACCATTATTATTTTGGAGATGGTGCTGCTAGTGGATTTTCTATTGACGGTAAACCTTCTCCAGCATTATCATTATCGCCTGGTAAATATAAATTTGACCAAGCAGAAAGTACAAATACTGGTCATACTTTAAAATTTTATCGGGACGCTGCTAAGACAGTACCATATACAATTGGAATTACACATACAGGTACACCAGGAAGTGCTGGTGCATTTTCAGAAATAGAATTAAATATTGATACACCTAAAAGATTATATTATCAAAGTCAAGGTGGCGCATATATGGGACACGTAATTGATGTTGTAGGTGGAAGAAGTGAAGTATCTACATCTAAATTAGTAGGTGATGGTTCTACGTCAACATTTACAATAAATAATGGACGTACTGTAGATGATATTCTTGTTTTTGTTAATGGGATATGTTTAGTACCTACAGACGATTATCAAGTTTCAACAACAAATTTAACTTTTACATTAACACCAGCGATTGCCGCTGAAATAGTAGTAAGGTATATAAGCTAATGGGATCAAAAACTAGAAATATAGCAAACAATTTAAATACAAGTCTTGGTGTAGATAATGATACAATTACACCAGCAACAGATTTACAACCAGTTAAATCGGATATATCTGCTTTGGCTTTGAGAGAAGCAACTAACGAATCAAGTGCTGCTTTCAATTTGCCAGGACAATTTATTGAAACATTTACAGACGATACGAATTTAGGAACGCAAACAGATTGTGATAGAGTAGATGGATATATGGCGACAGTATATTCAGTACTAACACCTTATAGATATTGGCAAACAATTAAAACTTCTACAGCAAATGGTGGTGGTTACCATTCAGAATTAGAAGTTTATTCAAGTAGCACAAAACATACAATTACAGCAGGTATGTTGAGTGAGGATGATGTTCAAGCTTGGAATGCAACCCAAATGGTTGATGGAAACCAAGGTACTAACGGATTTCATACTGATAGCGCTGATGTAGGTGCTTATGTAAGAATTGATTTTGGTGCTGGTAATGAAAAATCAATAGACAAATTTAGATATTATGTAACTAATCCAGCAAGTTGTACTTGGACTATTCAATATTCATCTAATGGTTCTTCTTGGACGGATGCTGCTACTGGTTGGGTGACAGATGATACTACTGGAACTAATCAATGGAAAGAAAAAAGTTTTACAGCTCCATCAAACTCTTCAGCAAATCCTAATGGAACTTTAATTCAATCAGCAAATGCAGTAAGCGGTGCAAGAACAAAAGTTGGTGGAACGTTATTATATAAGGATAATGCAGGAACCAATAATTTAGGAACAGAAATTAAAGTATATTTTACGTGTGATGGTGGACTTAATTGGACAGAAGCGTCAAGTTATACAGCTATAACACCAGTCTATTCTACTGGAATCAAACAAGTCCGTTTAGGTGAAACTACTTGTACAAGTGGACAAGATGTGCGATATAAGATAGAATGGGAATCGCAAGGTTCAGGTACTAAAGAAGCGCAAATCCACGGAATAGGAATTAATTACTAATTAGAAAACTTGTATAAATATAAGAAAAGGAAATAAATGCCAGCAATTATAACAAATAAATTCAGAATTCACAACTCGGAACAGTTCCAAGAAGCGTTTTCTGAAGCGTCAGGAAATACCTTTTATTTAGGTATAGGACGTCCTCAAGCATTTGCTACTTCTACACGTGGTGATGGTAGAACAAATAATGAAGGTACAGATTTATTACCTGTAACTCCTGCAGACAACGAAAATACACAAAATTTCACATATGATGATTTGCTTGCTTGTAAAAAAGTTTCAAGTACAAATGTTGGCTTTGTAATACCTAGAAGAAATTGGACGACTGGTACTGTATATGATTATTACAGACACGATTATGGAGAATATATTACTGGTACAACAACAGTACAAACTTCAACAAGTGGTGCTGCTACTTTATATGACGCAACTTTTTATGTTTTAACTGCTGCTAGAAACGTATATAAATGTTTAGATAATAATAATGGCGCTAGTTCAACTATAGAACCTACAGGAACATCAACAACAATATTAGCAACTGCTGACGGATACAAGTGGAAATATATGTACACTTTAACAGCTGCTCAACAATCAGATTTTTTATCAGTAGATTTTATGGCAACATCAACGAATGCAACGGTAAGTTCTGCCGCTGTAGATGGTGCAATTAATGTAATTAAAATTAAAACAGCGGGTTCTGCTGGTACAGATGGAACACACGCAAGTGTTCCAATACGAGGAGATGGTTCAAGTGGAGTTTGTTCAGTAACTATTGCTTCAGGTGCAGTTACAGCAATAGTTGTAACTAATGCAGGAACAGGATATACTTATGGATATCTTAAACTAGCAGATATAAATGCTGCTGGTGGTGGTGCATTAATTAGTTCAGAATTTGATGTAATAATTGAACCAAAAGGTGGACACGGATTTAATGCAGTAGAAGAGTTAGGTGGATTTTTTGTTATGTTGAATACAAGTTTAGAAGGAACAGAGTCAGCTAATTCAGGTGACGTAACTGTTGCAAATGATTTTAGACGAGTAAGTTTATTAAGAGACCCGAAATCAGGTGGTACTGCCGCTTCTGCTACAACATTAAGAGCAACAAGTGCTGTTGTTGGTTCAAGTAATACAGGAACATTTACTGTAGATGAAACAATTTCACAAGCAACTACAGGTGCAGTTGGAAAAGTTGTAGAGTGGGATCCATCAAATAAAATATTATATTATATTCAAACAAGACACAATGATGAGGGAGTAGATACTAACGGTAATCAAACAGCATTTAGTGGCACAAATATTATTACTGGTGCAGATACATCAGCAACTTTAACACCTGATACAACAACAGGCACAGTTAACAGTCAAACATTTTCAAATGGATATTCTATTTCGGAAATTGACCACGGTTCTGGTGACGTAGTTTATGTAGAAAATAGAGCGCCAATCACTAGAGCTGCTGACCAAACCGAAAATATCAAATTGATTATAGAATTTTAGGGGAGTTAAATGCCAAGTCCAACAGATTTTAACTTATCGCCCTATTATGATGACTTTAATGAAAATAAAAAATTTCATAGAGTTTTATTCAGACCAGCATTTGCTGTACAGGCGAGAGAGTTAACACAATCACAGACGCAATTACAAAACCAAGTAGAAAGGGTTAGTGACCATCTATTTGAAAAAGGTGCTATGGTTATACCTGGAGAAATCGGGTACGACTTAAATTACACTTCAGTAAAACTTTCAGCAAAATCAAACTCAACTTTAGCAGATTATAACGGAGTAGAATTAACAGGTGCAACTTCAGGCGTTATTGCAAAAGTTGTAGGCGTATCTGTTGCAGATGGTACAGACGCAGATACATTATTTGTAAAATATACAAAAACTGGAACAGATAATGTAGCAATTGCTTTTACTGATACAGAAACTTTAAATTGTACGATTAATAGTTTAGCAGCTACAGCGACTGTTGCTTCAACACATACAGGTTGCGCTGCTGAAGTACAACAAGGAATTTATTACATTAATGGATATCACGTTGAAGTTTCAAAACAAACAATAGTACTTGACAAATATACAAACACACCTTCATATAGAATTGGATTATTAG